ACAGATAAAGGTCTTGATCTCTTTCAAAGAGATTGGGAAGCTGCACACACACTTAGAGTAGTTAAATGACAAAAGAACTAACGACTTTTGATGATGATGGGTTAGATTATGAAGACATGATACATGAGGAATCAAAAATGAGATTCACTATATATTCCAAAGATGGATGCTCCTATTGCACAAAAGCTGTTCAGTTGTTAGAGTTGGCAAAGGTTGATTTCGTTGTCTACAAACTTGATCGTGATTTCAAAAAAGAAGAATTCATATCTGAGTTTGGACACGGATCTCCCTTTCCAAGAATCACGGTTAATGGAAAATTAATCGGTGGATGTATGGAAACATTCAGATACCTAGAGGAGAAGAAATTAGTTTAATGGAAGACATTTACACAATTGTAGATAAAGCAATTGATATTGCGTTTGAAGAAAAAAAATTTCATTTAAAATTCTATGATTTTATGAAGTCTTGTAAGACAACAGGAATCGGAGCAAAAGAATTTAATCAAAGTTCAACTGCTAAAGAGTTAACTGATTTGATTAATGATCTGAGTGAGTACATCAAAGGTGGAAAAGATGGTAGTCATCAGGTTTTGAGAGAGGCTTATGGTCATCTTGGAAAACCAAACGCAAGAAAATTGAGGAACTATTTTAATGGGATTTTAGAGGATGCTCAAAGATACGAAAAAGAAAGAAGACGAGGGAGACGTAAAACTAAGAATAAATAAAGGTGTTGAACTTATGTTACAACGTAGGAGGAAAACACCAAAAAAGTTTAACCTAAAAAATTTATATAGAGGAAACATGTTAGGAGTTACCTTAACCTTAAGCGCAATCATATCAGTGCTTTTTCTCTTGGTTGGTGGTATAATAGGATGGTTATATAAAGATCATGTACAGAAAACCACCATTCCTTTAATGCATCCTGAGATGTATGATAATAACGGCAACGTTATTCCAGATGAAATCATTGCATTTCATTTTGAAAACTATAAACTACCTCCTAGTGAAGAGGAAGAATACGAAGAAGATTAATTACTATGGCTACAACTGAAACACATCCTGAGCTTGGTGAATCTAGATTACCACCCAATCCATTATTGAGTGAAGTATTATCAAAAGTTTCTAAACAGAAAACCAAAGCAAAGAAGATTCAAGTCTTAAAAGAAAACGAATCAATGCATATGAAGGCAGTTTTGATTTGGAATTTTGATGACTCTGCTCAATCTGTTCTACCAGAAGGTGATGTTCCTTTTGAAAAGAACGCAGCACCAGCAGGCACAGAACATACATATCTTGCCCATGAATGGAAGATATTATATAATTTTGTGAAGGGTGGAAATGACACACTTCGCCCTGTGAAAAGAGAACAACTCTTTATGCAACTTCTAGAGGGTCTTCATCCTGATGAAGCAGAGATTATCTGTTTAGTTAAAGATAAGAATCTAAAGAAAAAGTATAAGGGATTGACTAAACCAATCGTTGAAGAGGCGTTCCCAGATATTGAATGGGGTAACAGAGGTGCCTGATATGACTGAAACAAAAACAAAAACAAATAAAGAGGTTCAAACTTATTGGACTATCAAAGAGAAAGAAAATCTTCCTAATAGATATTCAACAGAACTGTTAGTTGAAAACTGTAGTGAAGAGGAATCAAAAAATCCACAATTTCCTCTTGATGCATACATCGTTACATATAAAGATTCAAACGGCGATGTCAGAAAAGACATTGTTCGTGCTAGTGCGAAGGTGAATTTGTTTGACATGTATTACGATAAGTTTGGTGCAAACTCCCTAATCTCAATGAATTATGGACATGGAACTGTGAATCCAAAACTATATGGTATGAAAGCACCTGATAAACCTAAGAAAAATAGAAGGAGAAGAGACTAATGAGTATT